GTACTAGACCATCATCAAGGGTTACAATTTTTACATAGTTTTCAATAAAATATAAGGGGTCTTTAGAACACTTAACGTATTCTTCAACTTGTTCTTTAGTAAACGCCTGTTGGACATTAGCCCCTTTCAGGTTTTGGTTACCAAGATATGTTTTAGGGTTTTTGTCTGCCATCTATAGATTTATCCTCTTCTATCACATCAAACTCTGCATCAATTACATTTTTTTCTTCTGAGGATTGTTTAATTAACTTTTGCAAATCACTAGTAGAGCCAACATAAATCGCATTATTAGTTATACTGTCTGCGTTTTGTTGACTAGTATCTTTTTTAAGGTCTTTAAATTTTTTATGTAAATCAATAAGGTCTTTATTTGCACTTGCAACACTATTAATCATCTGGGCAACAACTTCGTATGCTCTGGGGCTTTCACCTTCTGATGCAACATTTAAGATACCTTCAATGGCTGACTGACCAGTAATAATGATGTCTTTTAGATTATTTCTAACAAGAGAGTAGTCTGACTTTTGGTCAATGGATGACTTTAACTCATGGTCAACTTGGATTTGTTTTGGTTCTTTTTTCTTAACAATAGATGTATCAATATTAAGTGCTTCTGAGATTTTCTCATCCACACTTTTCTTTTCATTATGTTTCTTGCTCATGTATCATTTCCACCTTCATCAATCGCACTACCACTAGGCCCACCATAGACACTAACGCTAGTTGTATATCCTGTAAAGTCACCTATACCAGACGATGCACCAGACGGCCCCGTAATACCGACTGTTATCTTAGATTGTGCACCAGTTGGTCCCGAAATACCACCATCGGCTAACAATTCTTCTAGATTCCATATAGTTGTTGTCGTTGTTTGAATAATTTTACTTGATTTTGTCTTACCATAGACTTGTGCTTTTGCAGTAAACTCCATGTCAAATGTTATTAACCTTCTTGCATCAAAATCACCTTCATATTCTTCATTTACTGTTACACTACCCAATACAATAGGAATATCGACCTTTTGGTTAATATCATTAAAGTTTATGGTTACTGTAAACTCTGGGGTAAAATAAGGAAGAATCTGCTCCATGATACACAACCCATCTTCCATAAACTTAACCATAGCACTTACAGTAAACGTAAAGTTATATGGTACTTCAGAGTAGTTAGTATAAGTTTTGCTGTTATCAGCATGTTCAATAAATCTTTGTTGAAGAGTGTTTTTCTTCCTTGAGGAGTCATATTCAACACCAGTCATACTGAATGCAAGACGAGGCAATGTAATTTGTACATCATTTGCATCGTCTGATATTGAACTTGCTTCATTAAGACGACGAATGTATTTTTGCTTTGGGCCATAACCTAAAGGTACTCTAATTTGTTTTTCAGTAGTACCATCTGCGTTTAATCTAGTTACATATATGTTGTTAAACAAAGAACCGAAGGCAACGGTTATCTTTCTTACTGCTTGATTATAAAAAATGTCAAACATTGTTTTTAATAATTACCCTCGCTAAATGGGTCTTCATCAGTAAAGTCAAAAATATCATCTGCTTCAATTTGGAAATCTCTGTTGTCAGAGAATGGGTCAGGTGGTATAATAGTTGGTGTTGCAGGTGCGGCAGTACTACCAGTGGTATAGAATGCATTTGAGTCATTACCAGTAAGACCTAATCCCAAGTCCAACGAACCAGAAATACCCGCTACTTGTATAGTCATAGTTGCAGGTGTCCATTTAATGACATTAGCATTGAAAGTAGAGGTAGCATAAGACACACCTTGATATACCTTCTCTCCAACAAGATAAGCACCAGAACCAGTACTTCCAATAATATTCAATGCAAAATCTTGTCTATCAGTTTCAATCTTATCTATGTCTGTCCAACCAGTATCGATGCCTTCTTGACTGTATTGGAACAACTCACAAGACAGGGAATAGGTATATAATTTATTTAATTGGAAAAATGGGTTTTCATGTTCAACAAATTTGATTTCAAACAACCCCTTGGTCAAAGGAAAATAAACTAAATCTCCTTCACGTGGTCTTAACACAGTAATTCCCTCAAGAGATGTTACTTCATTTTCAAATCGTTTCTTAGAAACAACCAATTTAATATTATCTCTAATTTCAAGACCAAATCTTGAAATAAAGTCACCTTCACCTTCAAACCCATCAACGGATTCAATATACATTTCTAATTCGACACCTTTACCAAATGAAGATTGAATGTCTTCACCAAACAACTCATCCTCTTTTACTAGTGTCCTAGGCATATACACAAAATCGTGACCGTGAATCTTTATTGCTTCAGTAGTCAAGTCTTCAATTATTCTTTGTTCACCTTTTTGTGGTTTAAAGTATGGATTTACTGCCATGATTACCCCACCATAAAGTCAGGAGGTAATTCGTATCTATCCTGTACCGTTTCTTCAATACTGTTTATTTCTTCTCTTGCCTCGTCAAGAATTTTTTGACCATTAAATTCGATACCTCCCGGCAGTTGTACACCAGAGAATTTTGAAAGGTTATTACCCCACTGTAGTTTAACCAGTGCAGTTGTATACTTTTTTAAAAGTCTGTCATTATAAATTTCACCATATGTTTCAGGGTCAAGAATCCTATAAACTTCTAAAACGATATAATCACCCACATTTACGTCTTTAGACCAGTCAAAATCACCGTAAAGTTTATTAGTAACTCTACTAAATCTTATATTCTTTTCAGGGTCTAAGATATCACTTAACATTTCTAAATGGGATTTTGTTACTGAATAGTTTGCAATTGAGCCGGGCGTAAAAGTACCAAAGAAGTCATTTAATGCTAACTGGTAAGACACATCAAACATATTAATTGAATTGGTAGCAATTTGAAACATTCGTGTTACAGTAATTACATTACTATCAATATCATCCATATTAAGATAACCGTTATCAATATCTACTTGTGTTATTTCATGTTTTAGGTATGCTGTTTCAACACCATCAAAGTGATACTCTGCAAACAACTGTAGTGCATCATCTACACAGTCTTCAACTTGGGAGTCATCCACGTTTATGTCGATAACTGGTGCACCGAGTTGTCTTAGTGAGTAGTCTTTTAATTGCTGTCTACTTGTTGGTTGTGCCATTATGGATTGCGACCTTCATAGAACGTTCTAACCTTATGTACTGAATCATAGGCTGGTGTAGTACCAACGCCTGAGTAATCGGAACTAATACCATCAATAAGTGCATTATAATCATCCAATACCGTACTGTAATTATAATACATAGATGTCAATTCAGAAGAACCAGTTATTGAACCACCAGAAACAGCATCAACTAATATCCCAGTACCGGCTGCATTATAAACGGTTACTCCATTTATATAATTACTATCACTACTGTTACCTTCCCAGATGGCGTGGTTTTCTATTACGTCATCATATAGAGTGTATATATTTGAAGAAGTATTTGTTAAATCCATGGTTGCACCATCGGCACCAGTTACAGCATACAAAACACTAGTATAATCTGGTAGTGTAATACCGTCTTGTTCAAGTTCCATAAAAAGAGTAGCAATGTAGTGTGGCCTCACCCTCTGGGAAATACCGATAACATCCCAAGAGGCAGCACTTGAAGCACCGACAATTGGAACAGGTGTACCACTAGCACCGTGAGGTCCACCTAGATATCCTGCTGTCCCACCTGTTGGTCCAGTGGGTCCATTAATTGCAGTACCACCTGTTGGCCCACAATCTCTAATAGTAAGTAATGCTGAGTTTGTAAAATCTTGATTTGAAACACTTTGCCATTGCCATACCCACTCACCACCAACAACACTATTAAATCCAGTAACAACAGCATCAAAATCTATTCCAGGCACAACTTGAGTTACATCTTCTCCCACATCAAAACTAGCACCATTAGACGAATTAACTAATAAATAATATTCTGCTAAATAATTATATGAATATTCAGCAGAATTGTTATTTTTAAGTGTAGAAGTCGCTAATGAATGTGGATAATCGTCATATACATCATCAACACCAACCACATACTCATCGGCAGCGACTGCATTGGCGGGGGCCCCTGCAGTACCGGCTGAAGTGCCCAAGTTAATTCCTTTAGTATCAATAAATTGGTAATTCGCCATTTATTTTATTC